ATACGACTGCGTCGTAGTACTTTGTAAGGGTAAACCCCTAAGCATTGCGTTCATAATGCCGAGTTGCATGTACGGATATTGTTGTGCAGTAGCGTAGTCTTGGATAGCTTGGTTAATCTTTTGTTGTTCTTGAGCCTGTTGCTGTGCACCTACTTGGCTTTGCATATTCAATATATTTGTCTGTGCCCCAAGTTGTTGCTGACCCAGTTGACCTAAAGCACCAGCCGCTTGCCCTGCTTGACCTAGACCTTGTAGTCCAGCGCCAATACCTTGTAAATTTAAATTAGCACCAAACTGTTGTTGGCGTTGTGCGTCTTCAAATGCTTTTTGTGAACCTGTTGCAGCAATACCTTGCAGTTGACTTCCTAAAGAACGTTGTGCTTCAGCTTCTACAATAGCTTGTCGGCTTCCACCAAAAGCACCCGCCCCAACGGCTTGTCTAGCCCGCATAGGCGCACCAATTTGATAATCACGTAAAGCCTGTGATTTCTGGTAGTCCACCACATTTTGCATGTATGGAGACATGTAATTTTGCATCGCTCTTGGGTCTTGAGCCATTTGAGCGTATTGTTGCCCTGCCCCAGCGGCTTGACTTGCTAAACCTAATGAGCCTAAACCAGCGGCTCCAGCTAAATCAGTGCCTGTTTGAAATTGTTCAGGTGTGCGTAAATTAGCAACACCTGCTTGGGCTTGCTGTTGAATAGGGCTAAATGGCGCTAGGTAGTCGCTTGGGTCTTTGCTATAAGGCTGATATGGTCTAAATCCAGACTTATCGCCTGAATAAATTTGACTTTCAGCAGACCGCAACATGTTCTCAACATACGGTTGAGCATACTCAGGAAGATTTGTTTGATACGCAGTAGAAGTAGTTTGCGCAGGTTGTCCACCCCCGCCCCCACCGCCCATAAATGGAGTGCGGCTACCCTCATGGGTCCAACCACTATGTTTAGATCTTAATATGCTCATAGCACTGTTTCCATAATAATGTGGCGTTCTTGCATACCAACCTGTTTGTATAGTCTTGCTGCTGATTCTCTAGCAGCGCACTGAACTCTTGTAGCTCCATTCGCCTTTATAAAGCTACAAACCTGCCCATATACATCTTTGTTTACAATTGCTTTACCAGCCATTGCGGTAATAAAACCAACACGGTAGTTAGGCATATTATAAAAACTAATTGACGCCGCACCGTGTATAACATTTTCTTCATCTATTGCTACTAATAATACCCAGGAACCACTAGCCAGTAAACCTTTTATCTGATCTAGCGTGTAGTCGCCAGAATCATACTTAGTTGCTTTACTAAACAATTCTTCTACCAAAGGCCAAGTCTGGTGAAAATAAGCTACATTGACTGGCTGGATGGTTAAAGTCATGCGGGCATAAACCTACCTGTGTTTACTGCTGGCGCTTGTTTCTTTTTACCTGTCCTAGCTTTGCGAATCTTGTCCATCATGCTATATAGTTTCCTAGCACCAGCATCCGTAGAGCCGTTACCTAAGTGACTAACTACATCAGCCGGAACCACAAACTCCCCATCAGCCAATCGAGCTGGCTGTTTGTTACCGATAACGCCAGGAATAGAATCAGACATACCGTCGCCCGGACCTTTAAGCATACGCCCACCGTCAGAGTAACCCCCTAACGAAGAAATACCGCCACTAGCTAAAGTAATATCTCCTAATTCTTGACGCACTGCAAGATTTTTAGCAACTTTTTTCGGCATTTGAGCACTAGCCATGGCATTTTTTAAACGGGCAATACCAGCGTTATATGGATCCATTGAACTAATAGACGATTCAGAAACGCCAGATTCCTTACGGGAAGATAAACCACCAGTATTCATAAGCATGGGGTTAGACCGCTCATACGCAGAATCATTCATAACCAGCTCAGAACTTACTGGGCGCTGGGTAGGAACCGCATACTGGGTCTTATCAATCATGCCTTGGGGGTATAAACCGCCTTGGGGATTCATTGCCGTATTCATTTGACTCATACGCTCTACAGGACCGCCAGCTTGATATGCGTCCATTAAGCCACCACTTGCTGCATATCGTGCGTATTGTGCTCTGTAGTATGGATTTGGCTGAGGTGGGGTATACCCTTGGAAATCAGCAGATAAAGTAGATTTATTTCTGTAAGGTTCTTTACCAGGAAACTCGTAGTTATATGGGTCTTCAGCCATTGCGCCGCCAATACCGGGTGCGGCAAGAGTCGCTGTTTTACCCATTAAACCAGCTTTTTGATAGTAGCTGTCTGGTCTCACTATTTCTTGGGCATTAGCTAATTTAGAAGGAGCTTCAGTTAAACCCGGACCTCCTAATTGAGAAGCGCCTTCAGGAAAAGCTCTGTTTGATTCAACTAATGCATCAAGAGCTGCGTTTCTTGCTGCTCCTTCAGGTAATTGTGCTGCGGCTGTACCAGAAACTGTAGCGCCGGGCTGTAAAGTAGGCGAAGGCATGGTGCCAGGAGGTACAGAGGGCTGCCCAGCTAAACCAGAATAAACATCAGATACATTTGTTGGAGCAGACACTGCTGCTTGATTTGCTTGCGCAAGATTTCCTGCATTTGCTGCATCAACAGCGCTAAACACGTTGTCATATGCCCCCATACCACCAGATAAAGCACCGCCAAGACCGCCCATTAAAGCACCTTGACCTACATCTTTACCTTGAATTCCGGCACCAATAGCACCAACTCCAGCGCCTGCCAAACCACCGCCTATAATTCCACCAGCCGTTGTAGCAGCGGCAGTACCCAAACCAGCACTACCTAAAGCACCAGCAATAGCAGGAGCGGCGGCACCAGCCGTAAAATACGTAGCGGCAGCCATAGCCACCACTGGAAGAATATCTTCTAAAAAACCAGCTTCTGGTAAACCCGTTTCTGGGTTAATTGTTAAAGTGCCCCCATTAGCTTTAGCAAGCGCTTGTAGCCCATTAATTTCTCGTGGGCTCATGTGGACAAGCATTGTGTCTTTGCCACGCCCTTTAGCTCGAACGTGGTGTGCTAGATTGTGTAAGCTCATAAGCGTACCTTGGGGTTATTTGGTGTCAAGTTTATCATTAATACAGTCCAGATACAAAGCTTAAAGTAGCAACTACTGAGGCAGTTGATGGGTAGGCTGTGGGTGTACCCGTTACGGCTGTGTAATTATCAATAGTAAGGTTAGTGCTAGTTACTAGACAAAACAGCTCAATATAGTCCCCAGCGTTAAAATTAATAAAATAGTTCCAGCCTATAATCGTTGCATTTGGGATGCCAGCGCTCTTTCTTTGTAAGAAACTTAATCTGCCTGTGGATCCTGTTATATCTACGCCATTCTGCCTTATCCATACATAGGCATCTTGGGAAGCGTTGTCTAGGTTTGAAAACTGCCCAGACCATTGGAAATTATAAGTTCCAGCAATTACTGCCCTTATCCTAGAAGTATGACGAGAGGTCATAGCTCTTGATGCTAAATTACCTGATGTGCTTGTTGAATATGTGCCAGCCCCGCCAGCCGTTCCAGTTAGCTGGTCAGTAATATATACCCCATAGGCAGTAACAGTGGTTGAGGCAATACTAAAAGTGCTTGCATCTGGAACATTTAATTGATAGGTTCCTATACCACCAGACCCCGTTAATATAGTAGCAATACGAGCCCCTGCTGGCATGGCAATAACGCCAGTTAAATAGTTACCCACCGTTAAAGTGCCAGAAGTAACAGCCGTTACAGTCAGTATGTTATTTGTAACGCTACCCGTTACAACCGCAGTTTCGTACCCAGTACCAAAAAGGTGCGATCCAACATATAAAGAACCCGTAATAGCGGAAACTGTTAGGGTTGTGGCAGTCCTAGCCCCAGTAAATGAAGCCGTGGTGTCGTCAAGAATCACTTGATTGCTGTTGTCTACTTGGGTAAACGACAGGGCTGTAGGGTAAACAAGGGAAGGTCTTTGGGTAGTATTGTCCTGAAAAGCCCCGTTAGGAAACCTAAATAACGCATTAGCTGCGGTAGATGGAGGGAAAAACGTAATGCTCAAGTGCCTTCTCCACCGCTAACCGTGATTGTGCAGCCTGTGGTTGAAGCCTTTACCGATATAAAATCGCCTGAATTAAGCACTGTAGAGCCGCACCATTGAACCGTTGTATAGGCTGGCAGGGCGTTGTTATACATAATGGCATTGGTTGTACCCGCTGTACCGCCTACAGGAACAAAGCTCACATAAACATACACAATGGCATTTGTCGTATTAATAATGTCAAACTCTTTAACAATGGTTCTTGTTGAAGGTGCAGTTGGTACGGTATAAATCGTGGCATAGGCATTAGACATAGCTGCCTGACCAAGCCGAACTGGGATGATATTTTGATAATTAGCCACTAAAGAACCCTCCGCCTAAACCCATCCACTGCATGGTTAACTGGCTGTAATTTGCTTCAATAAGTTGGTACCCCTCGTTATCGACTTGGTTAAAGTACAAACGCAAAGCGTTATTCAACTGGTCTTGATATTGCTGCCGATATTCTACTGGGGCAATGAGTAGATTGGGCGCTTTAGATGGGCGTATGGAGTTATCAGCCATTAGCGTCTTCCGTCATTCCTAATATCAATCCGTGGGCTACCTAACTGCCATGCCACACCCAGAGAATCCGACTCAATCCTAAAGGCAAGCTGACGCCCTCTTAGGCGGGTATAAACCTGCCCAGTAAATTCTTGGACGTTATATGTAGGAGCGGTAGAAAAGTTATCTCCACTGATTACTTCTGGGTTATCTGCCGTACCATAAGGCGCTCCAGAGTTTTGACGGGGTTTAACCTTCATCGTGACATAAGGGTTATTGACGTTTGAACCATTAAAGTTAACGTCAGGCAAGATGCGCCATACAAAGCCAAAGTTATGTCCGTCCCCAATGTCAAAGTCCGAAGACTGCACATAAGCGTTAATTGGCACTGGGGTTGTACCCGATACGTCGTCTACCGCAGACTCATGGAACAGCATCCGACTGTTATAGTCAGCAGCCATTGGGTATTGGCGTAAACCAGAATCTAGCCAAGCAGTGCGCCCCATTGTGCCGTAATACCAAGTACGCTCTAAGTAGTTGTAAATAATATATTTATCTATTACGTTTGAATTAGTAGAGCAGTAGAACCACCATACTTCGTTGTAACTTTCATTGCCACCACAGAACACTTGGAAGGCTTGGTCTCTATTAATATCCTCAAAGGTGTACTGCCAGAGCGAGCAAGGCAGCGTTTCAACCCGACCTGAGTACATATAAAACTTATCAACACCCATCCAATACGTTACGTTATTAATCGTAATCATAGAGTTTGGCGACATAATAGATATGTTGTCCATGAGTATCTGGAAGCCCCAAATGTAAGGAGGTCCTAGGTATTGCATGGAGTAAATAGCAGAATCTGTCCACACCAAAATCTCTTGGCGAGTTGAGCGGGCACCCATAATAAATGAGCCGTTGGATAGCCTAAATTCGCCTGACTGGTTAGTTACTGCCGGCACCCACTCATAGGGGTTTTCTTGGTCAGACCAACGCACCAGCATTGGGTCAAAGGTCGTAGAGGCTGTTGTTGGGTCGTATGGATTAGCGCCAAAACAAATAATAAAACGTTGAATTGATGAAGCACTAATTTGAAAAGTAGCAGTTGGAACCCTTGTGCCATCATACCCAGCAGCGGTAGACTGAGTAGCAAGAAGTTGTGATCTAACCCCTAATCCACCAGCTATGTTACTAGGATAAGTGCTTCCAGGTGGGA